TTCAGTCACGCCAGCGCTTCTATATTTCATAAGGGAACGCCAGTGCATGGCGGCATAAGGAGTAATAAATAATGCGCGATTATGGAAAGGTTCATACATCGTTTTGGACTAGCCAGACAACAAGGACCATGAGTGAAGATGCAAGGTCGCTTGCGATGTACCTACTTACATGCCCACACGGAACAATATCAGGCGCATTTAGATTGCCTGATGGGTATGTTTGCGATGACTTGCAATGGGGTTCTGAAAGGGTTAATTCAACCCTTAATGAACTGTTAAATAAGGGCTTTGCTAACCGTTGCGAAACCACCAAATGGGTATGGATTGTTAAACATTTTGAGTGGAACAAACCAGAGAACCCAAATCAATTCAAGAGTGCGGCAAAAATTGCACAATCAATTCCTGACGAATGTAGCTGGAAGCAAGAATACATGAGGCTTAACGCATATTTTTTGGGTTTGGATTACACGAAAACTGAAACAGTTAACGAACCGTTAAACAACCCTTCGTTAACCAGTAACAGTAACAGTAACAGTAACAGTAACAGTAACAGTAACAGTAATTCTTGTGCGGAAATAAATTCCGCACCCAAGCAAAAAGGGAAAGCACTTGATCCAAATTGGTTGCTGCCAAAAGCATGGGGGGAATGGGCTTTATCTGAAAGACCAGACCTTACTGCAGACTTGATTAGAAAAGAAGCCGAAAAGTTTAAAGACCATTGGATAGCAAACTCAAATCAAGCCAAATCTAAAAAAGCTGATTGGGAGGCTACTTGGCGCAATTGGATTAGAAACGTATCAAAAGGCGCACTACCAACCGCACCACAGAAAACTCAATCAATTCACGATAAACGCAGTGCAACGGCTAAAGCCATGTTCGGAGATATTACAAATGCAGACAACCAGCCAAGAATCATCGATGTATCAGACTACACAACAGAACCCGATAGACCGCTTATTTCTGCGCATGGCTAGTTTCTACGGCAAGCATTGGATTGATATGTGGTCGGACGTGCCAGTTGATTCTGTGAAAGCGGAATGGCAATTGAAGCTATCTGGCATGAGTTCAAAAGCGGTATTTAAAGCCGTTGATTATTGCGCTGATCACTTGAGATTTCCCCCAACATTGCCAGAGTTTGTGCAGTTATGTAAAGCCAGTACACCAAGTGAAATGACCAAGGCAATTGGCAGGCAGTTTACGCAAGAAGAGTTGCAAAAGAACCATGAGCGCATGACTGAAATATCAACATCAATGACGGCAAAAAGTCGCACTGATTACCGCGCATGGATTAAACCAATCTTAGCTAATCCGAAAGCTTACCCAGATATTTCATTGAAGCTTGCAAAAGAAGTTGAGGCGATGACGGCATGATTTACGGTTCTGTATGTTCAGGCATTGAAGCTGCTACTGCCGCATGGCATCCGTTAGGTTGGAAGCCTTCTTTTTTCAGTGAAATTGAAAAATTCCCACGCGAGGTATTGGCGCACCACTATCCAAACGTGCCGTTACATGGCGACTTTACGACTATTCAGAAAGATGATTATGAGCCAATTGAGCTTCTTGTTGGAGGAACACCATGCCAATCATTCTCGGTTGCAGGACTTAGAGCAGGCCTTAATGACCCACGAGGAAACCTCATGCTTGAGTTTGGTGCGCTTGCTAAACGACTACAGCCCAAATGGTTGGTTTGGGAAAACGTACCAGGTGTCTTGTCCAGTAACGGTGGAAGGGATTTCGGAAGCTTCCTCGCTATGTTGGGGGAACTCGGGTATGGGTTCGCCTACAGGGTTCTTGACGCTCAATATTTTGGAGTGCCACAGCGCCGCAGACGTGTGTTCGTTGTCGGATGTCTTGGTGACTTCGGAAGTGCCGCAGCGGTACTTTTTGAGCGCGACAGCTTGCAGGGGAATTCTGCGCCGAGCAGAGAAAAGAGGGAAGAAGTTACCGAAATTGCTGGAACACTCACTTCAAACGGTGGCGGCCTCAACAGACCAGCAGGAAACGCTAACGAATTAGATTTTTGTGTCACATGGCCTGCTCAAGTTGCACCTACTTTAAATGCCTCATTTGGTACTAAGCAAGGGTTAGAAAACCAGCACATCAATGGGGGGGGGGGTTGTTCGTACCAAGTAGCCAAATGCCTAACAGCGAGGGGCGCTGGTTGCCAGAATCAGGACCCAGAAACATCAAATCTAATACCGATGCACGGAGGTCACTTTGACAATGTTCATACGGTTTCTCATGTAGTCCACGGCACTCAAGATCCATGCGTATCAGACATTGCTTTTGCCCAAGGTAGAAATAACGGAGGCGAGAATGTCTTGTTTCAGCACGTTGCAGCACCTCTGACTTTTAAAGTCAGAGGTGGATGTGAAGGCGGCGGCAAAGGTTATTTAGGCGCAGAAGATTCAGCATTTACTCTATCAACAGGTGCAGACCAGCAACTATTTCACAAGATGCAAGTGCGCCGCCTCATGCCAATAGAGTGTGAGCGCCTTCAAGGATTTAGCGATGATTTTACGAACATACCAGGCGCAAGTGATTCAGCACGTTACAAGGCGTTGGGTAACTCGATGGCAGTGCCTGTGATGTTTTGGTTGGGAACTAGGATTCAATTGGTGGAGGATTTATGTATATCTGCAAAGAGTGTTTAGTAGAAAAACCCCTTATTGAATTTCGTTTTCATAAAAAAGGTTATCGAATTGGAAAGTGCAAAAATTGCGAAAGAGAATATCAAAGAAAACTCTATAAAGAAGGCGGTGAAGTAACGCGAGAAAGAAAAAGATTGCACATGAAGAAAGTTCGTGAAGAAAACCCACAAGCAATTAGAAATTATCAAAATTCTTTAAGAGCAAAAAACCCAGAAAAAGCTAGGGAGAAAATGCGTGAATACGCAAGTAAAAGATTCTTTTGGGTTAAGGCAATGAAATTGAAAGGCGAAAACAAAGCTACTACAAAACAAATTGCATCTTTATGGAAAAGCCAAAAGGGATTATGTGCGCTTAGTGGATTAAGGCTTGATAGAACAGCTCAACTTGACCATAAATTGCCAAAAGCAAAAGGTGGTTTAGATGCAATTGAAAATCTGCAATGGCTATCAAAAGAAGTGAACTTAGCAAAGCGAGATTTAACGGATGAACAATTCATATCTCTTTGTAAAACTGTAATGGCTTGGATTGGTTCTCGCATAGAACTGATTGAGAGTATGCAAAAAGAGCAGGCGGCATGATCGAGAAAACCTGCAATCAATTCATCAAAGAAATGCGTGATGCTGGATTTAGTTTTACTTACCGGGCCACAAATGGAACTCAGACATTTACAGGTGAAGTGAAAGCAAGTGGTGAGAGTGAAGTGAAGGCAGTAAAGACTGCAGCTCAATCAAGAGCTGAGATTAAACAACTTTTTAAACAAGGATGATGATTATGAGCGAACAACAAATTGAGCAAGAAATTCAAACTAAAGGTTTAAATGCACCTCGTTTAACACCTGATCTTATTGATAGCGTGATTGTAAAAGATCGTTATTGGCAACCAGAAGGCACAACGCTAACAGTGTGCGCATTGGAACTTAAAAACGGAACACAAGTAACCGGTGAGAGCGCATGCGTAAGTGCTGCAAACTTTGATGCAGAAATTGGTAAAAAAATCGCTTACCAAAATGCACGCGAAAAGATTTGGGCGCTTGAAGGCTATTTGCTTAAGCAATCGCTACACGAAGGCGCTCGCAAGCAAACTGGCTTTCCAATTCCTGAAACCATTGGCGTAGTTAAAACGGCTGCTGATTCTGTATCGGATTTAGGTTAATCATGAGTAAGCCAACACCAACAAGTTCATACGAGTTTTGCCGCGGTGAATCACCAGTGCAAACGCACATTTGCCAGCATCGAGAGAAGTGCAAACGGTTCTTACCGAATGGCTATGGCGTTGGCTACCGTGATTTTTGGGTTGCTGCCGATTGCCCTAATTACGAGAGCAAGGGTACTGATGAAGAGCCTGCAAAGGTTGAGTGGTAGGTATGGGCTTAGTAATAACATCACCAACTATGCTTAGTTTTAGCGGTGGCCGCACTAGCGGAATGATGCTTGATATGTTGCTTGATGCTCATGATCGAGTATTACCTGATTTTGTAAAGGTTGTATTTGCAAACACAGGTAAAGAAATGCCGCAAACATTGGACTTTGTTAATGAGTGTTCAAAACGCTGGAATGTGCCGATTGTATGGCTTGAGTATCAATCACACGAAGAGCCACAAAAGCGCTGGCGTGAAGTGACTTACGAAACAGCAAGCAGAAATGGCGAGCCGTTTGCCGACCTCATTACGCATAAGAACTATCTGCCTAATCCAACAATGCGATTTTGCACGATTGAATTAAAAATTCGCGTAATGAAGCTATATGCACAACAAGTTCTTGGCTGGAAGAACTGGGATGTTGCCATTGGTTTTAGATCGGACGAGCCAAGCCGTGTGGCTAAGTTATCAATCCCATCATCAGAACCATTTGAACGATACGCACCATTGGCAAGCATCGGAATAACGGCCGCAGATGTTGGAAAGTTTTGGAAAGGTCAGCCGTTTGATCTCAACTTGCCAAACATGAACGGCAAAACTATGCACGGCAATTGTGATTTGTGCTTTTTAAAAGGCGCAGGACAAACGCTCTCATTGGTAAGTGAAGCGCCAAGCCTAGCAGACTGGTGGATCGAGCAAGAATCAAGGCCATTTTCTGAAAAAGAACTTATCGCAAAGACAGGTAAGTTTAGAAAAGATAGGCCTAGCTACTTTGAAATTAAACAAATGGCAGTAAGCCAAGGTGACTTTTACGGTTACGAGGATGTTGAGCTTGCGGATTGTGGGTGTACTGACTAATGGCAACCATCACCCTAGTAAAACAACCAGACGGCTCACTTCGCGGAATGAGTGAAGCCGATCAGGTTGCTTACAAAAACTTCAAGACACGCTTAAGCAGACTTGAAGAGGGTGAGTTGTGTTCTATCGAGGCAAAGTTACCACGCAATAGCCGCCATCATCGCAAGTTTTTCGCAATGTTGAACCTAGGCTTTGATGCATGGGAGCCACAGCGCAAGCATAAAAGCTACAAAGGCCGCGAAGTGCAAAAGAACTTTGAAATATTCCGCGCTGATGTACTGATTGCCGCAGGGTTTTATGAGCAGACATTCGGGCTAGATGGTCGTTTAAGGTTAGAACCTAAGTCAATCAGCTTTGCAAGGATGGAGCAACCAGACTTTGAAGAAGTTTATAACCGTTGCCTTGATGTATTGCTTGCTGATGTTTTAAGCACATACGCAGGGCGCGAAGAGGTGAATAACGTAGTAGAGAAGATGTTGAGGTTTGCATGATTAAACCAATCAAACCACCTAAGAAGAAACGCTGCAAAGCCTGCAAAAAATACTTTCAGCCAGAGAAGCAGATGCAATCGGTATGTGATTGGCAATGCGCTGCGGATCACGCCAAAAGCCTACGCATTAAACGTGAGGCGAGTGAGGCCAAGCGAGTACGGAAAGAAACTAAGCAGAAGCTTGTAGAGATTAGGCCGCTATCAAAGTGGTTAAAGATTGTAGAGCGCTACTGTAACCAGTATGTGAAGTTAAGAGATTTTTACGAGCCTTGTATCAGTTGCGGAACGACTAACCCAAACATTAAATACGATGCAGGGCATTACCGCACTGTGAAGGCCGCACCACAGTTGAGATTTCACCTAGACAACATACACAAGCAATGTAGCAACAACTGCAATGTGCATTTAAGCAGCAATACATTCTATTACCGCCCACGACTGATAAAGAAAATAGGCATGGAGCGATTTGAATTTATAGAGAACTACAACGAAATCCACCGCTACACCGTAGATGAGTGTAAAGAATTGATCGCAAAGTTTAAATCAATGATTAAAGAAGCAAAAAAAGAACAAGAAAGGTTAGCAGCATGAACGAAAAGCAAAAATATGAAAAAGTGCTAAGAATGTTTGAAGAGCCATCAGGTGCAAAAGATAAATCAGAACACCAATCTGATTACATCAAACTAAATCAGATGTGCAATCTATTCGTATCGCAAGGATTAATGACTATTTCGCGTGGCACAAGCAAAAACGGAAGATGGTGCAATTTATATCAATCACTCAAAACAGAACTCACTGATCGTGAGGTTAACTTTGTTAAGCGCTTATCAGGCGTAAAAAACGAACTGAGAAAAAGTAAGTACATTAAAGCAGGCCAAGTAACCAACTTAAGTACAGCAGAGATTAGGCAGAAGATTTTAGATGTTTGCGCCAGTGCAAAGAAAGGCTCAGAAGTAAGACTGTTAATAGGTCTGCAATCAGATAACGCATTTTATGCTCACTTTAGATTCTTACGTGATGCAGGGTACCTTGAAGAAATATCAGGACAAGAAAGCCAGCGATTGATGCTGTATAGAACAGTTGAGCCTTTGTATGACCAAGGCAGTTTAAGAGAGCCAGATGTTAAAGATTTGCGCATGAAAAAAGATGAGCCAGAAGATAAGCCAAAGTATGTGAACGGCGTGATGACAGTAAAAATGCAACATGTACCAAGAGTGCCAACTAGGACCGGCAAGGTGCATATTGCTTCAACCATGGGATTGTTGTAATAAATTTTTTAACGAAGGGGAATGAAATGGCAGAAGCATTAGTAAAGATTAAAGACCTACCAAACGGCGAGGTAGAGATAGAAGTTAAATTTCACCCTGTCATTGACGACAAATCACCTGCGCATCAGATGGTGGCAGATATAGTCAAGATGCAGAAACTGGAAGAAGTTAAAGCAGGGTAGCAATGCGCGTAATTTACGACAACTTTAAATACCCTTTATGGGATGACTTGGGAACGATTGTAGTTCGCTATAAATCGTTCTTCTCTAAAAAATCACGCAGACAGAGAAAGCTAGAAAACATTGTTTTACTAGACGGCTCGTTAAGTAATGAGTGGCAATCAGCGGCAGAGATTAGTAAGAACGTTGGCATTAACTTTCACCAGGCGGTAAAGCTCCTACAAATAGCGGTAGAGCGATTGGATTCAATAGAGTGCAAGAAAGTTGAGTGGGTAGATTACAAGAAAAGAAACAGAGTGACGCATTTGTACCGAAAGAAACAAGTGCCAGTGATTTATAACATTGGGATATTTAGCCAAGTAGTGCCGATACCATCAACAGTAAAAGCGCGTGTTCATGTTTGTGAGGATGATTAAAGCCAAATGACTTATAAAAATCTGTTTTAAACGATGAGAAAGAAAAGTTGATATGAACATAATTATAGAAATGATTCGCTCAATATTAATTATTGCGGTGCTTATTTTATTTGGCTGTATTGCTACGTATTTGGAAGGTAATAAAAAATGTAGCGAAGAGTGGAAAGGCGGTAACTTTGCTTATGAAAATTCTTTTTTGGGCGGTTGCCAGATTAAAAAAGAACAAGCAGGCAGGATTCCTGCTAAGAATTATCGGGATGGTATGTAATGGCAGAGCTTACGCCTAAAAAAATAGAATTGTCTGCTGAATATGTATTAAACACAACTATTGAAACAGTGCAGCGCTGCAGGCAAGCAATGCAGGAGTGATGCTTTGAGTTTAAATGAAAAACAAATTAGATTTGGTGATGAGTACCTTGTTGATCTTAATGGTAAGCAGGCTGCTATTCGTTGTGGGTATTCAGAAAAGACGGCAGAAGTTCAGGCTTCAAGATTGTTAAGCAATGTTAAGGTTTCTGAATATATCGCCATGCGAATAGATGAGCGCTCAAAACGTACTGAAATCACTCAAGACATGGTGCTTGATCGCTGGTGGAAGATTGCAACAGCAGATCCGCGCAAGCTAATTGAGTATAGGCGCTGCGCTTGCCGTTATTGCTATGGTAAATCACATTTGTATCAATGGATTGATGAAGATGAATTTACATCAGCCTATGCAGAAGCTGTGAACTATGCCGAAGCAAATCCAGATGAGGTGCATGTTATACCAGACAATGGCGGTGGCTATGGATTTAACCCAACACATACTCCACATGCACAGTGTCCTAAATGTTTTGGTCGCGGCACTGGTGAAGTCACGCCACATGACACACGCACCATTGATGAACAAACAGCAATGCTTTATGCAGGGGTTAAGGTCACTAAAGAAGGTCTTGAAATAAAGATGATTGACCAGAGTTCTGCGCTAGAGAATGTTGCTAAGCATCTAGGAATGTTCATTGAGCGCAAAGAAACTGGCTCCCCTGGTGATTTTGAAAGGTTAAATGACGATGAACTTGAACAGCGATACAACGCTAACCAAGAAGCCCTCAGAGCTGCGCAAGCTGCAATTGGAAGCGCTAAAAATTCAGCAAGAGCAGCTACGAAGGCTAAGTAGAAGAAAACTTTATACATATTACCCAGAAGAAGGCCCATTGCGCCGTGAGTTATATCCTAAGCACATGGAGTTTTTCGAGGCTGGCGACATATACAGAGAGCGTTGTTTTATGGCGGCAAATCGTATCGGTAAGACAGAAGGCGCAGGAGGTTATGAAACGGCATTGCATTTAACAGGGTTATATCCTCCATGGTGGAATGGTGCGATGTGGGATGCGCCAGTTAGCTTTTGGGCGGCTGGTAAGACGAATGAAACTACACGCGACATTGTGCAAGCTAAGTTATTTGGCAAGGTGCAAGGCAGTGGGTCAACTAAGCGATTAAGCGGCACTGGATTAATACCAGGTGAATGCATCGGTGATATTAGCTGGAAGCAAGGCGTTAGTGATTTGATTGATAAGGTAGAGATTAAACATGTTAATGGAGGCTTCTCTTTGCTTGGCCTTAAATCATATCAACAAGGCAGGGGTGCTTTTGAAGGCACTGAACAAGATGGCATTTGGTTGGACGAAGAGCCGCCAATGGATATATATGGCGAATGCTTGATAAGAACAGCAACAACAGAAGGTTTAATTTACATGACATTTACACCACTAGAAGGCATGACAGATACAGTAATGCAGTTCATACCAAAGGGAATGAAGCTTAAATAATGAAAGCCAACTACATGAATGGAGCAGGCCAAACACGCCTTGCCATATCAGGGGGATCAGATGCCTAAAGTTTCTGAATCGAAGTACCTTGTTATGGCAGGGTGGAATTGACGATGTACCTCACCTCAGCGAGAAAACTAAAAGAGAATTGTTAGATTCGACACCATCGCATCTACGTGATGCACGATCAAGGGGGATTCCAGTGCTAGGTTCAGGACGTATTTTTACAATAGATGAAGAGTTGATTAAAGTGCAGCCTTTCTCAATCCCTGCACACTGGCCACGCATTGCAGGTTTGGACTTCGGTTGGGATCACCCGACTGCAGCAGGTTGGATTGCATGGGATAGAGATGCAGACATTGTTTATGTATATGACATTCACAGATTGAGTGAGCAAACGCCAGCCGTGCATTCTGTTTCAATCAACGCAAGGGGTAAATGGATTCCTGTTGCATGGCCTCATGATGGATTGCAGCACGACAAAGGTTCTGGCGAAGCCATTGCACAACAGTACCGTAACTTAGGCGTGAATATGCTTAAGGATAAAGCAACTC